ATTCTTTTCAGTTAGAAATCTATGGTGTATACTTAGGTAAGCGAAAGGCTCAAGAGGTCGAAGGATTCTCTGGGCAAAACTTTATTCCTAGATAGGCAAATAAAACAATGAACGATGTTTATACCAAATCGGATATCCGATCAATTCTTAATGCCCTAAACCTTAAAATTGAATCAGAAACTGGTCAGCATTTCTTATGTCTATGTCCATTTCACGCAAACCGAAATAGCCCATCTTTTGAGGTGGACTATAATAAAGGATTGTATTTTTGTTTTAATCCTTCTTGCGATGCAAGAGGCACACTAAACGATCTGGTTAAAGAAACTACTCACAGGAACGACTTTGAAACAATTAGGTTTATCTTAGCCCATAGACAATCAAGTTCGGATGTTTCAGATGAACTTTCAGAGCTTTTGGACGAAAAGCCAGATTTTGAATCATTCCCAGAGGAAACTTTGGCTAAATTGCACAATGAATTATTAAATAATAAAAACGCTATGAGCTATTTTTATTCTAGGGGTATAAATGATACCAGCATTTCATCGTTTAATTTAGGATACTCGGAAAATCAGGGTATGGTGACAGTTCCGCTAACCGCCCCAGACGGATTGGCGGTAGGAATTATTGGTAGATCGATTGAGGGTAAGACTTTTAAGAATAGTCAGAACTTGCCACGCAACAAAACACTATTTAATCTTAGTTCTGCCAAGAAGCATGGTGGAAAGATTATTGTGTGCGAGTCTTCTTTCGATGCAATTCTAATTGCACAGGCGGGATTTCCAAATGTTGTAGCAACATTGGGAGCACATTTATCAAAAGAACAGATTCAATTACTTAATCGATATGCATCTACCATTATCATTATGACAGACAATGATGAAGCTGGTAGGAAGCTTGGTCACAACATTGCTAATAGATTAAGTAATAAAAATATCTTGTGGAGTTCATACGATTATGATATGATATATCCACATGATGCAAAAGATGCTGGGGAATTAACTCCAGATGAAATCAGGACATGTATTATCAATGCAGTACCGCATTATGAATATGCCTTGACAGCAAGTGCCTAAAGGTGCTATAATAATAAGACAAGGGCATAATATAGCCCAATTACACTATAGGAGATATACAATGGGATTAGTAAAAGGTTTATCCGCTATGAACAAGGCTCTGGACAAGCCAGCATCAAATTATGCAGATGGTCCAAAGGGTCGTTGGCTTAAGCTAAACGACAATCAGAGTGTCAAGATTCGCTTCCTGCAGGAACTTGACCCAGACTCAAAGAATTACGTTGAAGAAGCAGGACTTGGCTTTATTGCCGTTGAACACACAAATCCAACCGATTACCGCCGTAAGGCTCTGTGCTCCATTGAGGACCAGGGTCGTTGCTATGGTTGCGAACAGCACCGCCGTGATCCAAAGGCTGGCTGGAAGGGTCGTAGTCGCTTGTACATTAACGTACTTGTTGACGATGGTACAGAAGAGCCATATGTTGCAATTTTCTCGCAGGGTGCGGGACCAAAGAGTGCAACACCAGAAATTATCCAGTATGCTGGTGAAACTGGTAGTATCTCAGATGTTATCTGGCGTTTGAAGCGCACAGGTGAAAAGACTGATACTAACTATAGCATTATTCCGTTACCGACAGCTGATGTTCAGCCAGTAGACTTGGAAAAGCATGAACTGGTCGATCTCGAAAAGGTTGCAGTTCGTGATGTTGCTTACGATGAACAGGAAGATTTCTACCTTGGTCGTTCTTCAGACTCAGATTCATCTACTTCCTCGTCTGTTGAGTGGTAAATAATTATTGACAAAGTTAGGGGGCTAGTGTTATGCTAGTCCCCTAACACAATTGATTGGATTAATATGCAAACTTTTCTACCTTACGTTTATAACTTCGATTTATCCGCACAAGCATTAGATAACAAGCGACTTAACAAGCAGCTCCTTGAGGGTCGACAAATTTATGCTGCCCTACTTGGTCGTACTGCAGGTTGGGTAAATCATCCTGCCACTCGCATGTGGCGTAATCACGAGAATATGCTTTACAAGTATCTCTATGCTATTATGCGTGAGTGCAAGAAACGTGGTATTGCAACGGAAAAGAATTGGACTGCCATTGAAGAAATGCATGAATCTAACTATTATCGTGGCGATGGACTTACAGTTCCAGGCTGGATGACAGACGAATCAATTGCTACTAAGATTGAGATTACTCATCGTGGCAATCTGTATAATAAAGATTCGGAATATTACTTTGAATTTGAGCGGGAATCAAAAAAGATCCGCAACAATGTATGCTGTGACCGTTGCAACTATTACTGGTTCACACATAAACTAATTAATAACGAGGAATTTTAATGACTGATTTTGTACATTTGCATGTTCATTCGCACTACAGCTTAATGGATGGTCTTTGCACACCGCATGAACTCTTGGTGGCAGGTCAAGCATTAGGTCATACTGCTATGGCTATTACAGATCATGGAACACTTTCATCACATCGTGATATGCAAATTGCTGCAAAAGAATTGGGCATGAAGCCTATTCTTGGACTAGAGGCATATATCTCTGCAACAGATAGGTTCGATAAGCGTGACGTTAAGAAGCGTGACGATAACACATCTGTATACAACCATATTATTCTTTTAGCCAAGGATCAAACAGGTTTGAAAAACTTACAGGCTATGTCTGAAATTGCTTGGACCGAAGGGTATTATCATAAGCCCCGTATCGATATGGAATTGCTTAATGATCATGGCGATGGAATTATTGTTATCTCAGGATGCATGAATGGTCTTATTGCTAAAGCAATTGATCGTGGGGATATGGAAAAGGCTAAAGAGTATACTCGTTGGTTTAAGAATCGATTTGAAGATGATTTCTATATGGAAATTCAAGCCCACAATCCTGCAGATCTTAACTATAAATTGCTTGAGATTGCGGATGAGTTTGATGTAAAACCAGTTGTTACATCCGATGCCCATTTTGACACACCAGATCAACGTGCCCTAGAAGAGATTCTACTTATTATTTCTACCAAACCCAAGATGGGTGCAGAAGCAACATATGAGTCTGGCAAAAAGATCAGGGATGTATTTCAAAGATTAAATCATCTTTACCCAGAACGCCCAATTTCTTTCGAAGAGATTGATGTTTACATTCAGGGGCGGGACGAGATTAAAAAGTCTATGCTTAAGCAAGGCATTGATCGTGACGATTTATATGACAATACCCTAGATGTATTAAGTAAGATTGGCGAATACGAATTCTATGAGGGACTTGAGTTATTACCAAAGCCCAAGAACGATGCTAATGATGAATTGCGTAAACTTTGTGAGGAATCATTAGAAAAGTTGGCAGTCCTTGACACAGCATATGGGTCAGATTACGTTGCACGACTTGAGGAAGAGCTTGAGGTAATTAAAAATAAAGACTTTGCTTCATACTTCTTGGTTGTAGCAGATATGGTTGGTTGGGCTAAAGACCAAGACATTATGGTTGGTCCTGGTCGTGGATCTGCTGCAGGAAGCCTTGTCTGCTATTTGCTTGGAATCACAGATGTAGACCCAATTCAATATGACTTGCTGTTTTTCCGCTTTATCAATCCAGAACGTAATGACTTTCCAGATATTGATACAGACTTTATGGATAGACGGCGTGGAGAAGTTAAAGACTATTTGCGTACCAAGTTTAAGCATGTTGCATCTATCTCTACATTCCAATATTTTAAGGACAAAGGTGTAGTGCGAGATGTTGGTAGAGCCTTCGGTGTACCACTTGGTGAAATTAATAAAGCTCTAAAGGGTATTGAAACATTTGAAGATTTGGAAAGCAATCCAAACGCAGATTGGTTTAGAGAAAAGTATCCAGAAGTAATGAAGTACGCTTCTATGCTTCGTGGAAAAATTCGTGCTGTTGGTATGCATGCTGCAGGTGTCGTGGTTTCAAAAGAGCCAATCTCCAAGTATGTTCCAATTGAAACTCGTAAAGACCCAGATGATTCTGTGTCTGGTCGCATTCCTGTAGTTGGATATGACATGGAGCATGCTGCAAACATTGGTCTGATTAAACTAGATGCGCTTGGTTTAAAGTCTTTATCTGTAATTAAAGACACATTAGATATCATTAAATCAAGAAATGGAAAAGAAATTGATTTGCACTCTCTGCAACTAAATGATCCAAAGATCTTTAAAGATTTATCTAATGGCTATACACGAGGCGTATTTCAGGCGGAAGCAACACCATACACCAACCTACTAATTAAGATGGGTGTGGATAACTTTGAAGATCTTGTTGCATCAAACGCTCTTGTACGTCCAGGTGCCATGAATACTGTTGGTGGGGCATATGTGGGTCGCAAGCGTGGTACAGAAATGGTTGAATATGTTCATCCAATTATGCAGGACTTTACAAAGAATACATACGGTGTTATTATTTATCAGGAACAGGTTATGCAAGCCTGTGTACATCTTGGCGGTATGACTTGGGCGGAAGCTGACAAGGTTCGTAAGATTATTGGTAAGAAGAAAGATGCTAGAGAGTTTGATATATTTAGGGACAAGTTCGTTGAGGGTGCAAGTAAGCACATTGCTAAAGAAGATGCTGAACACCTTTGGCATGACTTTGAGGCTCATGCTGGTTATTCCTTTAACCGTAGTCACGCTGTTGCTTACTCTATGCTGTCTTATTGGACTGCTTGGCTTAAGCATTACTATCCGCTTGAGTTTATCTATTCTATTCTTAAAAATGAAAAAGATAAGGATGCCCGAACAGAATATCTTTTGGAAGCAAAGCGACTAGGAATTAAAGTATTGCTACCCCACGTTAATGAATCAGAGTCTGGATTTAGTATCCAGGGTTCTGCAATTAGATTTGGTCTTGGGGATATCAAATATATCTCTGACAATATTGCTTCTAAGTTGATTGCAAATAGACCTTATAAAAACTACGAGCATTTGTTAGAAGTTTCTAGGGCTAAGGGTAGCGGAATTAATGCTAGAGCAATTGAATCCTTAAACGCAATTGGTGGAGCTTCATTTAAAGATAATCCTCGTCATGGTAATGAGGGTGACAATCTATACGAGTATCTAACAATTCCCAAGTTTGATATTCAAGGTCTTTCCCCAAAAATTAAGGCGCAGGTTCAACCACTTGAGGAGTTCCTTGAACAAGGGTGCTACGTTCTTATGGCTATGGTTCGCTCTATTAAAAAGGGTAAGGGCTGGAGCCGTGTAGAACTTGTAGATGATACAGGTGCTATTGGTATTTTCCATAGCGAGAATACCCAGATTGAAACTGGCAACATGTATTTCTTCCTTGTAGGAGATAATCGTATTCACCGCTACGTTGAGATTAAAGATGTAATTAATAAAAAGGACGATCCCTTTATTAATTGGCTCTATCGTGATACAATCGATATTCCAGATGAAAAGCATTTGGTTGTAGATTTTACACATTACAAAACAAAAACAAATAAAATGATGGCACACATCATTCTTTCAGATAACAGTAAGACCCTGAGTCGTGTGTTGGTTTTTCCAACAATGTATTCAAAAGCTCTTGGCAAAATGAGGGTGGGAACTGTGTGTTCATTAGAAATTAAATCATCAGATGATGATACTACATTCGTAAAGGAGATAAACTAATGGCTGAAGAATTAGATTTACAGCAAGTTCAAATTACAGTTGAACAAATTTTGGCAGCGATACTAAATAAAGTAGGTACTGTTGTGATGAATAAGGAAGATCTTGTAGCAGACTACTCAAATTTTGCAGTAGCAGTAGATCCAATTGGAGAAAACGAATTGCAGTTCTCCCTAGTTGATGCAGGGGTTGCAGATGAATTATCTGAATAATTTGGCGGATAGTCTGCATGCAACAGCAAAGACTAAGGGGTTTTGGAACAAGGTGTACAAGCATTCGGAAGAGACACCCATTCAGGATATTGATTTTATGTTAGCTAAACTTGCTTTAGTTCATTCCGAGGTAAGCGAAGTCCTTGAGGCTATGCGTAAGCAAATGGGTGAAGAAAAGATTGTAGAAGAACTTGTCGATATCTTTATTCGATTAATGGATTTCTATGCTGGAGCAAAAGCCACTGGATGGGTAACATCCTCATTTGATGAAATCCTTGAAAAGAAAGTCGGCATTAATAAAGAACGACCACCTATGCATGGAAATTTAGCATAATTTAAAGACAAAAAAATAAAAGTACGCTATAATAGAATCATATGAACGATGCCTACATTCTAGAGGGTATTGAAGATGAGTACCTTTTAGTTATAAAGAGTCAAGATCAAGATTCTATCTTAGCGTTAATAGATAGATTGAGTACCAGTCGCTCAAAATGGATGAAAGAACTGGCATTATTATTAGAAGAGAGTTTACATGACACAGGTAGCAGAAGAAATTCTGGCAAAGCTAGACCCCAAAACAAGACAAAGGGTTCAAATGGCGACAACCGTAGACGTTCAAAAACAGCAAACTCCCAGTATCGGTCTAAATCTCGCTCTTAGGGGCGGTCTTGGATTTGGCAGACAAGTATTGGTCTGGGGAAACAAATCAGCAGGTAAATCATCATTTTGTTTACAAATGATTGCTGATGCACAAAAGAACGGAAAGACTTGCGCTTGGATTGATTCCGAGGCATCGTACTCTGCTGATTGGGCAGAGAGACTGGGTGTAGATTCAAGTAAATTGATTTATTCTCCAGCAAAATCTATCAACGACATGGTGGATGTAGCAGTTCAGCTTATGAATGCTGGAGTAGATATTATTGTTGTAGATTCAATTTCAGCACTACTTCCAGCCATCTATTTTGAAAAAGATGGGGATGAACTAAAAGATTTACAGGACACTAAGCAGATTGGTGCAGAAGCAAAGGATATGACACATGCGGTTAAAATGCTTAACTATGCAAATAAAAACACCCTACTTGTTCTTATTTCCCAGCAGAGAAATCAATTTGGATCTATGCATGCATCTCATATTCCAACAGGAGGAATGGCAGTTAAGTTCTTTTCATCTACAATTATCAAACTCTGGGCATCGGAAGCTGAAGCAAATGCTATCAAATCTGGAGTTGAAGTTGGCGACAAGATTATTGAACAAAAAGTTGGCAGACCAGTCAACTGGATTATTGACTATAACAAGCTTGGACCACCAAACCTTAGTGGTCAATACGACTTTTATTATCAGGGAGATGCAGTGGGAGTGGATTCCGTTGGCGAGGTGTTGGACGTTGCAGAAATGATGGGAATTGTTCAACGAGGTGGATCTTGGTACACAATCGAAGGAGAGCGTTTCCAGGGTCGTGCAAAGTCTGTAGAATATCTTCGTGGATTCCCCGATGTTTTAGATATACTAAGGGAAAAAGTTTATGACAAGTTTTAATGATTTCTTTTCTCCAAGCAATGGTGATGAAAATCTAGATGGAATGCAAGAGTTAGACGGAGATTATGGATGCCAATCCTGCCCCAATCAAGTAAATAAAGCATACTTTAATGATAAGAGCCTTGAAATAATTTGGTACTGCAAAGATTCTCACAGATCAAGTATCGTGGTGGGATAATGTCAGAGCGGGGAGAAGCAAAGCGTGACGGCGCAAAACTACAAAAAAATTCTGGTCGTGGTCAGTATCAAAAGGGTGATGCTAAGTGGAAAAATTATGTTGTGGATTACAAAGAGTATTCCAAGTCTATTTCAATTAGTCCAGCAATTTGGGCTAAGGTATGCACAGACACATTTAAGGTAAGTCGGAGTATGTTTCCAGCACTTAAATTAATTTTGGGGGATACCCATAAGATTAGATTAGCTGTAATTGAGTGGGATAGATTGGAAGAATTGGAGGAGTGTTGGGATGAACATCATGGTGATAGTTGATATTATTATTATGTTTGGCGTAGTTATTAATTGCTACGTCAATGTGAAAAAGTATTTGGAGGATAAGAATGGCAGATAACATTCTTGAAGTAGTAAGTCAGGTTACTGAATTCAATGAAATGAAAGAGTTCATGAATGACCCAGAATTAGATGAAGCCTTAGATTTGATTATTAAGTTAATCATGAAGCCAGATGTACCTGCTGGAAAGTCTCCAGAACTTATTGTAAAGCTTCAAGCACTTAGTGCTAAGTTTTCTATGTTGTCTAGGTACTACACAACATTTGAAAAAGGCGGGGATTCCGCCAAAAAGAAAAATGTTTATTACACGGTGTCAGATGCTATTGATAAATTAGTAGATAGCGTTAAATACCTAGCGAGATATGGATTATAATGGGTAGAAATATAGTTGGAAATTTAAAGTTTAAGAAGATTCAAGAGGGTGGATTTGACCCTATGGTATTTGCTGCCGAAGTAGAAGCAGCATATCTTTCAGATAAACGAGATGGGTTTACTCAAAAGAAAACATTTGCTCCGTCTACCATTGGCTATGGTCATGGTAACTGTGCTCGCTATTGGTATATGGCTTTTGAAGGAACAGAGTTTGAAGATAATGCTGATGCTAAGGCAAAAGCTAATATGCTTAATGGAACATATGTTCACGACAGATTGCAAACCATTATGCAAAAAATTCCCAATGATCGTATCAAAGAGATTGAACGAGAGATGGTCAAGTTAGATCCACCAATTCGTGGATACTCGGACCTTATTGTTAATTGGGATGGCAAAGAAATTATTGGTGAAATCAAGTCTGCCAAGGATGAAGTTTATTCAATTAGACAAGCAAAGATGCAGGGTTCTGGAAATCATCAGCTTCAACTTCTAATATATATGGATATTGCAGGAGTAGATCAGGGATTCTTTTTTTATGAGAATAAAAATGATAATGACTTCTTGGTAATTCCAATTAATATGACAGAATCAAATCGCAAGCTTGTAGACGATACCTATGAGTGGCTTCGTGAAGTTTACCAGGCATATGAAGATAAAACTATTCCAAGTCGTGGATTTACAAAGTCACAATCAGCTTGCAAGTATTGTCCAATTAGAAAAGCATGCTGGGCTAAAGATTCTCCCGAAGGCGAAGTGTTTATTGAATCGATGGTGCCACCAAAGTGATATGTTTTAACGATGGGTGCGAAGTTGAGTTTGAACCTAAAACTCATAATATGAAATATTGTTCAGATATTTGCTGTCGTGAAGCAACTAATGCTAAGATTAAGCAAAAGTATTATGAAAAGAAAGAAAGACTGGCGGGAAAGAAAAGAGTTTGCAAGGCAAAGGGATGCACTACCATTCTTAGTAGGTATAACGCAGAAAGCATTTGTTCTACTTGTGAGTCTAAAGAAAAAGCCGAAGAAAGAAAATCCATCTTGAATGCGATAATAAATGTCACTAGCTAAATTAAAAAAGCATCGTCATAAAGTTTTGGGTATAGATGCTAGTACAAATACTATTGCTTTCTGTTTAATGGAGGGCGAAACTCCAATTCAATGGGGTGAGATTTCTTTTTCTGGAAGCGACATTTATGATAGAATTTTAGACGCAAAAAGAAAAGTTCGTGCATTTGTTGCCGAGCTAGATTATGATTTCATTGCACTTGAAGCAGCCGTAATGGTAAGATCTGCACAGACAGGCTTAAAGATGGCTTATGTTTTTGGAGCAATTTTGGGAGAACTTGTCAAGGATAATGTTGATGTAAAAGAAATTCATCCAATCACTTGGCAATCATTTATTGGAAATAAGAACTTTACTGCAGCAGAGAAGAAAGTTGTCAGAGAAGAATTTCCAGGAAAATCAGAAAACTGGTACAAGGCAAAAGTTAGGGAAAAAAGAAAGCAAAAAACAATGGATTTTGTTAAAAGTATGGGGATTGATACTTCTAATGATAATGTGGCAGATGCAGCGGGAATTGCTTGGTATGCAGTCAAGGAGTTAATCTAATGTCAAAACTATATGACTCAAGGGATTGGCTATACAATAGGTATATTGTTAAAAGAATGAACATTGTTGAAATAGCAAAAGAAGCTGGATGTAGTCATATGACAATCCAACGGGCTTTAGAAAAGCATGGTCTAATCAAAAGGCGTAAGTAATGAAGTCTAAAGATATAACAGTATTGATTCGTACAATAGGCAGAGATTCACTATTATATTCAATAGAATCTGCTCAAAGAGAGTTTCACAATGTAATAGTGGTAGCTGATGGATTTGACTTAAATATTGATCTTCTTCCTAAAGAAGTAACTTATTTAAGAAATGAATTAAAGATTGACAAATATGGCGGTGCAGCAATTAACCTTGGTGCAGAACATTGTAAAACTAAATACCTGTGTCTATTAGATGATGACGATGAATTTATAATTGGTTCTGGAAAGCATATGCAAAAAGCTGTTGCGTTAAATCCAGAAATTGATATCTGGATTCCAGGCTTAATATATAATGATGGATCTGTTGTTTGTATGAGTCCTGGAATTTTTATAGGAAACATTGCTGTTCCAACATATAAGACAAGATTAATAAAAACAATTCCATTTTCTAAAGAAATTGGTGAAAAGAATCCAGAATGTACCGACTTTTATCATGTAGAAGAATTAATTAATATTGGTGCAAAGATTGACTGGTATCAAAAAGAATTGTATAATATAAGACCAAGGTCAGTAGGAAAGCATGGGATGGGTCAATATGATATTTAGTTCTGTAAATGAAATGATTAGTAAGATTGAAAGTCCTAATTTACCAGTAGTTATTCCAACCTATAATAATCCTACATATATGGCAAAGATGATTGAACAGCTTGTGGAGTATGGATTTTCTTATTCAGATATTATTATTTTAGATAATTTTTCTAGATCTCCGCTTATGAGAAAAATTCTGGATGCTGCTGGAAACAAATTTGGATGTGTTGTCGTAAAAAAATTTACTAACGATGGTCCAAGAGAATATTATAGAAATAAAAAGTTGTTTGAGTGGTTGCCAGAAAAGTTCTTTCTAACAGATCCAGACATTGGTTTTAATAAAGATTTGCCAAAAGATTTTATTAATACTATGATTGATATATCAGAAGAACACAATCTTTACAAGGTGGGCTTTTCTCTAGACATAGAAATGGACCATCTTAATGGAGATACAAATATTAAAAATATTATGTTTAATCCAAACTTAAGTATGTATCAGTGGGAAAAACAATTCTGGAATAATATTTTTTTCTACACAAGCGAGCTTGACCCAGTTTATTCTGCAGCAATTGATACAACATTCTGCTTGGTAAATAAAAAATTTTTTAGAGAATATGAAGAACCCATGCAAATCAAAGATTTATGTGCAAGAATTGGTGGAAGGTTTATTGCACAACACTATGGATGGTATAATCTTCCGCCAATAGCTAGGGATGAGTATGAATTTTATTTATCTCAGGTTCCACCACAATGGTCTTTTACCAGTAATGAAATCAAAAGAAGGAAAGGTCTATAATGACTAAGAGAGTTTTACTAACAGGGGCAAGCGGATTTGTTGGAAGCCATGTGCTTAGACATATCCTGGTAAATACAGATTGGTTTGTAGTTTGCCCTACAACATTTACGCACAAGGGTCTGACAGATAGAATCAGAGTTGCCTGTGACGATTTGCCAGATGCTTACAAGCGGGTAAAGGTAATAAGATGTGACTTTACTGCACCAATCTCAGCAGTTACTGCACACGAATTTGGAAAGATTGATTATGTCATTAATGTGGCTTCAGAGAGCCATGTTGATAGAAGCATTGAGTATCCAGCTCCATTTATTATTAATAACGTATCTTTGATGTGCCACTTACTTGATTGGGCTAGAGTTGCCCAGCCAGAAAAGTTTTTGCAAGTATCAACAGATGAGGTTTATGGACCTGCACCAGCAGGTTATGCACACAAAGAATGGGTAGACCAGCATTTCCCAAGCAATCCTTACTCAGCTTCTAAGGCTGCACAGGAAGACATTGCATTCTCGTATTGGCGCACATATGGAATTCCTTTGGCTATTACTAACACAATGAATATTATTGGTGAAACACAGGATCCAGAAAAGTTTATGCCTATGACCATCAAGCGTGTTCTTAGTGGAGAAAAGATGACCATTCATGCATCGCCTACAGGTGAAATTGGTAGTCGTTTTTACCTTCATGCTAGAAATCAGGCTGACGGATTGCTACATGTTCTTAATCAAAACTTTCCTCTGTTTGGAGAATCAGATACGCCAGAGCGTTTTCATATTGTTGGAGAGCGTGAGGTTAATAACCTTGAGATGGCTCAACTTATTGCAGATGCAGTTGGAAAGCCATTAAATTATGAATTAGTAGACTTTCACTCATCACGCCCAGGTCATGACTTGCGTTATGCGCTTGACGGCAAAAAGATTTCTGACACGGGATGGTCTTTACCAATTCCATTAGAAGAATCAATTAGAAAAACTGTGGAGTGGACATTAAAGCATCCAGAATGGCTGAATTTGTAAAATGTCTTTATCTCTAATCGTTCCAGTCTTAAAAAGATTTGATTTGTTTGCAGAGTTAATGGCTTCAGTAGATTACCCCGTTTTGCCAATTGTTATAGATAACTGGAGAGGTAATCGTGGAGTTTCTCCAGCTTGGAACTTGGGCATGAGAAAGTCTTTACAAGCAGGTAATCAGTATGCTATCATTTGTAATGATGATGTAGTGTTTGAGCCAAATGTTATTTCTGGTTTAGTTGAAACAATTAAAGATACAGGAGCCGTTATGGTTTCTGCAAATCAATGGGATGCGGATGACAAATATGGTCTTACATCATGGACAGATTACTGCTGTTTTGCTGTAGACATTAAGCAATTAATCAAGAATGTTGGATGGTTTGACGAAAACTTTTATCCTGCATATTTTGAAGATAATGATATGAGAAGGCGTGTGGAATTGGCTGGGTTAGACTCTTACACAAGAAAAGATTTAAAAATAACTCATGCCGTTTCTGCCACACAGTTTGCAGATCCGTCAAACCCTGTAACATCAGCAGAAGCTTTTAGTAAGAATATGCAATACTTTGTAGAAAAATGGGGTGGGGAGCCATATCAGGAAACCTATACTACACCTTTTAATAATCCAGAAAACAACTTGAAATATTGGGAGAAGAAATGACAAGAAAACAACAGTTAGAAAATTTATACAAGGCATCAATTGATGCTCCATCTGGAGATCAAATTCTTGAGGTAGCAATTGAAGTAATGGATTTGCTTATTAGAAAAAATATTTCTTATGGAGATTCTGCCCTGCATCCAAATGGTATTTTTGCTAAAGGTGATGCCGTAGAACAATTATCAGCCCGCCTTGACGATAAGTTAAATCGGGTAAAGAATAACCAATCCTTTGAGGGTGAAGGAATGATAGATGCCATTGACGATATTATTGGATATCTTGTTCTATTAAAACTTGCCCTACAAAATAAACAAAAATAGTGTATAATAGGTATAACAAAAGGATAAATAATGCCAAATTATGATTACAAATGCTTAACCTGCGAAAAGACTTTTTCTCAGATTACCTCTATTGAAACTAGAGACGATATCCCATGCGAAGAATGTGGAGAAAAAACCGAAAGGCTTCTCACATTTGGTGGTATGGTATGGGCACCTACTGCTGGGGGTTGGAGATAATGGCTAGGAAGCAAAGTGTAACACCAATTAATTTAAATCCCAATTGGCTAGTGTCTGAAGAGTATCAGCATGGCAGGGATCTTATTGTTCCAGGTGACAAAATTAAAATTAAGTTTGAGCGTGGGGAATACAAGTTTATTCGCCATGTGTTTCATACTCAAAAAGAAGTTGAGTGGATTGATTGTGTAAGCGCAGAAGGCTTTAGATCTTTTTACACAGAACAACTTAAGGGTAAAGTAAAGCCTAAAAAGTTTAGGAAGAAAAAGAATGTCGACTGAGATTGAGGTTGCCAGTAAATTCGACCAGATGAATAGTGTCGTTGAGGAAATGCTAAAGGGAAATAACCCCACAGCAATAGCCAGACAACTTGGGATTAAGAGAACCGAAGTTTTAGAACATTTGGATACTTGGAAAAGTCTTGTAAAAGGAGATAGTAGTATCCGTGAAAGAGCTAAGGAAGCCCTCGCTGCAACAGATCAGCACTATGCAATGATTATTAATCGTGCTTGGGAAACTGTAGAACAGGCAGATGCAAATGATCAACTTAACATTAAAGCTCAAACTCTCAAGTTAATTGCAGATGTTGAGGGTAAAAGAATTGACATGCTTCAAAAAGCGGGCTTACTTGAGAATAGTGAAATTGGTGATCAGTTATTAGAAACAGAAAGAAAGCAAGAGATACTTGTAAATATCTTAAAATCTGTAACAGCAAATTGTGATCATTGCAAGTTTGAAGTTGCTCGTCAACTTTCAGAAGTTACTGGAAGGATTGAACCTGTAGATGTTTGAGTTTGATGAATTTCTTAGTGCATTAGCCGATGATGTGTTTGAGGAAACCCCTGTAGATATTGAAGAGTTTGTAACTAGCAAAGATTTTCTTGGGCTTCCACCATTATCACAAAATCAGTATACAATGATTAAGGCATCTACTCAAATTTACAAATTAGAAACTCTTATTCAATTATATGGGGAAGAAGAGGGAAATAAAAGGCATAAGCAAACTTGTACGGAAGTTATTTTCCAATTAGGAAAAGGTTCTGGAAAAGACTATGTTTCTACTATTGCTTGCGCCTTTATTGTTTACAGATTGTTATGCTTAAAAGATCCTGCCAGATACTTTGGAAAGCCAACAGACGATGCTATTGACATTATTAATATTGCTATTAACGCTGAACAGGCTAAGAAAGTTTTCTTCGGAGGGTTTCTAAAAAGAATTAAAAATTGCCCCTGGTTTGACGGAAAGTATGATGACAAGGTTGCATCCATCACATTTCCCAAATCTATTACAGTTCACTCTGGTCACTCTCAAAGAGAATCTTGGGAAGGATACAATGTTATTATGGTAATTCTTGATGAGATTTCTGGTTTTGAACTTGAATCAACATCAGGTCACGCAGGTGCGAAAACTGCTGAAGCTATTTATAAGATGTATCGTCAGTCTGTAACATCTCGCTTTCCTAGTGTTGGAAAAATTATCCTACTATCTTTCCCCCGATTCAAGAACGATTATATTCAGCAGAGATATAATCACGTTGTAGCAGAAAAAGAAATTATTATTCGTTCTCACACGTTTAAAAAAGATATTGAATTGCCAGATGGCATCAAGGAAAATGAATTTACAATTGAATGGGAAGAAGATCATATCACCCATTACAACACACAAAAAGTTTTTGCATTAAAGCGACCAACTTGGGAAATTAATCCAACAATTAAAATTGAAGATTTGGCTCAAGCATTTTATGATGATCCAGTTGACTCCCTTTCTCGTTTTGCTTGTATGCCACCAGATGCTGTAGATGCTTTCTTCAAGTCTCGTGAAAAGATTGAAGCTGCATTTGTTCAAAAGAATGGTGTAGATGAAAGAGGGGCATTTGAAAATCACTTTGTTCCAGATGAAGAGAAGGAATACTTTGTCCACGTTGACCTTGCCCAAAAGCATGACCATTGTGCCGTTGCTTTGGCTCATATCGATCATTGGGTAACTATGAAAATTGCGGGTCAGATGAAAGATGCTGCACCAAAGGTTGTAGTAGACGCAGTAAGATGGTGGACACCTACAAAAGATAAATCTGTAGATTTTGCCGATGTTAGAGATTATATTTTAGAATTGCGTCATCGTGGCTTTAATATTAAATTAGTTACATTCGATAGATGGAACTCTCACGATATGATGCAGCAGATGATTGCTTATGGAATGAAGTCCGAGATTCTTTCTGTAGCTAAAAAGCATTATGATGATATGCAATTAGTTGTGGTAGAAGAAAGGCTTGTAGGACCAAAGATTAATTTATTAATTGAGGAACTGCTACAATTAAGAATTATTAAGGATAAGGTCGATCACCCCCGAAAAGGCTCTAAGGATTTGTCTGACGCTGTTTGTGGGGCTATTTACAATGCGGTGGCGGGAACTGCTAGAAATGCTAATCAAGAGGTTAAAGTTTATGACTATGCATCCTACTACAAAGAAACCGAAGAGGAATTCTTACAACAAAATGCAAATACAATCAAAATGCCTGAGAGTAATTTGATGCCAGACAGTATTCGTGATTATTTGATGGCAGATATTCCAGATACAGACGAACAAAGATTTATTGACAATTTTAGTATCCTTTAGATATAATAAGTTGTCGGGGTATTAGCTCAGTTGGTCAGAGCACCGAACTCATAATTCGGCAGTCGTAGGTTCAAGCCCTACATACCCCACTAGGCTGCAAGCACTTTCTTAGGATGGTGTAGTTACTTATGGTAAGAGTCCCAGTTGGGGCACAGAGAGTCCAGACATTAATGGTGCTGTGGAATTTCTGCTCGTGCTTGCAGTCCTAAATATGTTATAATGTAAGTAGCGAAAGCTAAATTTAAAATAAAAGGAAATGATTTAAATGGCATACCCAGTAAAAAATCCAAATATCACTTGTGCTTATGGAGTCAAGGGAGATCAGTGGATGAGCGGTTGGCATCAAGGCGTAGATTTTGGTGCCCCTGTAGGGACTCCCGTATACGCAGTAGCTGACGGAATTGTTACATCTGTAGGAAGTCAGGGACCAAATCTTGGTAAGTTTTCACCAACTATCAAGCACAAGTTCCGTTTCCGTACCTACTACTGCACCTATGCACATGTTCTTAAGTCTTACGTTAAGGCTGGAGATGTTGTAAAAATGGGTCAACTAGTTGCTGAAGTTGGTCTTGAAGGTCTTAGTTCAGGACCTCATCTTCACTTCGAAGCCCAACCCACTCCTTACTGGCAGGTAGGCAAGGGTGTAAATCCTAAGTGGATCTTCCGCTACAAGGGTAGAAAGAAAAAATAAAATGCAGTTTGGACACGGTGCTAAAACGCCTTTCTACATTGAGTATAACGTACCAGATGCCCTAGGTTATTGGGCTGTCTGCAAAGAAAACAATGGTCAGGTCGTTGGAGTTTATTCGTCAGAAGAAGAAGCAAAGGTTGGACTTGAAGCACTCGTTGTTCAAGTTGAAGGATATGAGGAGAAGGGGATAACTGAAGAAGGCACCCCTGCTCTATCATTTTGGAATGGATCTTTTGCTCCCGTAATGGGTTCAGAAGCTCAAGATGCTGCATATGCACCAACTTATAACGCACCACCAAACCATGATGGTAAAAAATCTGCGGGGTATGGCAATAGTTCAGGCTACGGCTATAGTAACCAGTAAGGAGTTACTATGTTAAAGTTTTGGAAAAAAATTAAGCGAGCAATACATAAAAATCCAACCATTGTTTATGGATGGTCATCAGTATTGTCTACATACCTTGTAAAACAATATCCAGAAGTACCAAATGAATTAGTTATTCTTACATTATTAAGTTTCTTGGGTCTTAGTCATCAAGTACAAAGAATTGAAGATAAAAAAACAGAGGAAGCCCTCTATACACAAACACCAAAAGGAGAATGATGGGCAAGCACCACGATAAGGTTAAAGAAGCCTTAGAAATTAGAATTAAAAACACCCCGAATAAAAGCGGTTTTAATACACCAGGATCTATGAATAAGCGTAAGACTGGTTACAAGAAGCGTTCTAGCGGAAGATAGGGTATAATATAAATATGGAAGATTTAGTAGATAAATTAAAAGAACTACAAGCCAATGCATTTCAGATGTACTCACAGAGTCATGGATACCACTGGAATGTGGAAGGCATGATCTTTAAAGAGTTGCATGCGTTCTTTCTTGAAATTTACGAGGATGTATTTGATTCAGTAGATTCTATTGCAGAAACAATTAGAAAGGTCGGCGCATATGCACCATTTGGTGCTGTGCAAATGGCACAGTATGCTACAGTTGCCATTAATGATAGCATCTCTCTTTCACCAAAAGAAATGGTTAGTGAATTAATTTCAACTAATGATGCTGTAATTACAACACTAAAAGATGTATTCCAGTGTGCCGATGTAAAATACAACGAGCAGGGAATTTGCAATATGCTTGCAACAAGAATTGAACAACATCAATTTTGGGGATGGCAATTAAGGGCAACCCTTAAATCAGCGGTAATCTAATGAAACAGAATGCTATTGTCTGCGACCTTGACGGCACAATATTAGATCATAAAGATGAATCCAAGTCCCTTGAAAATGTGGTAAATTTTCTTATTCAGCAAGCTCAAACCAATAAAATTATTATTATGACTGCTAGAAGTAAAGAGTCTAGAAAATCTTTAGCCGTAAAACAGTTGCGTGAACTGGGGATACCATTTGATCAATTAGTTACTAATGACAATGATGAAGATTCAGATGTGTATAAGAAAAAAGAAATTCAAGCTTTAAAGAGTAAGTATAATATTGTTTTATTTATCGATGATTTAAAAAAGAATCGCAAAGCAATTAAAGAACTTGGTATCGAAACTAAAAAGCCAAAAAATATTTCAAATAAAATCTTGACGAAAACTGTCTGGTCTGGTATATTTATATAATAAATAAGCCCTAGTAATCCAATGGCAGAGATAAACGACTTAAAATCGTTACAGTGTCGGTTCGAATCCGACTTAGGGTACGCCCCTGTAGCTCAGTGGATAGAGCAATAGGTTTCTACCCTACAGGTCGGGAGTTCGAATCTCTCCAGGGGTGCAAAGTCCTTGACAAACAAAAACAAATAGAGTACACTAGAATAATGCGATTCAAAACCAAGGTTATGATTCCCGCAGTTGCGCTTCTTGCAAGTTTACTTGTATCGCTACCAACAGCCCAGAATCAAGCCAACGCTAATGAAAGACATAAGTGTGCGAAGCCCTC